GTTGACAACGAAGGGCTACGGTCAAGTTACTTGGCATGGCCGCCCACAACAGGCTCATCGAGTCTTCTACGAGCATCTCGTAGGCCCGATTCCAGAAGGATTCACGCTCGATCATCTGTGCAGGCATCGTTGGTGTTGCAACCCTCACCACTGCGAGCCCGTCACCAATGTTGTCAATATCAGGCGCGGATTGGTGCCTTCGGCAAATCGGGAGCTGTGCAAGAACGGTATCCACGACATCACTCTTCCCGGCTCGATCTACATCGACTCGGACGGCTGCGAGCGGTGTCATGAGTGCCGTTTGGAGACTAAACGTCAATATAGACTACGGAAGGCTGCCTGATGGCCGCGCCAACGCCAAAGCCACCCGAGGAGCGCATCAACCGCGCCAAGCCGCGTCGCGGTGAGTGGATCGACCTTGACAAGCCCGAACTGGACAAGGACGAGATCGTTCTGCCAGAACTCGGGTCGATCCAACGGTCGAAGCTGAACTACAAGGCGCTGTCAACATGGCGAGTTTGGCGCCGGGAACCAGTGACAACATACTGGACGGCGGCTGACATCAAGGCCGCTCAGGACATCCTTGAGCTTTACAACGTCAAGGACTGGACTAGGAACGCGGCCGAGATCCGCCAGCGCGAGACTGCACTGGCGCTGAATCCCAAAGGGAAGCGCGATCTCCGCTTCAGGATCACGTTCGGCGTCGGCAAGGAGGCTACGAAGGAAGTCAAGCTTCCTGAGAACGTCATCAGCATGGATGCGCGGCGCCAGAACTTGGGTCACGGGGCATGAATCCGGCGCTCGTCAAGTTTCCTGTCACTTTCCCGACCCTCGCCTGGCAGGTCATCGAGTGGATCGAGAGCTACCTCTGCCACGGCCCGGGTGACATCCAAGGCGACACCATCAGGCTTGACCTAGAGGAGTGCGCGTGGTTGTGCTGGGCCTACCGCGTCCAGCCACAGTTCCTCCCCGACTCCACCGAGCCCAACCCCGAGGCGGGGCGGAGGCTGGTGCACAGAGCGGTCTACTGCCGCTCCAAGGGCATGCGCAAGTCCGAGGTCGCCGGCATGGTCTGCTGTGCTGAGGCGCTCGGCCCTGTCCGCTGTGATGGCTTTGATGCCCGGGGAGAGCCTGTCGGCATTCCTGTCACCTATCCGTTCGTGCGCATCATGGCGACGGAGGAGGATCAGTCCTCCAACGTCTATGACAACGTTGCCTACATGATGCAGAACGGCGAAGTCGCGAATGCTTACCACGTCGATCTCGGACGTTCCGTACAAAGCTCCACTCGGATCTACATCAAGGAACCCGGTGGCGGCGAGATCGTGCCCTCCACCAGTGGCGACGCTTCCAAGGACGGCGGTAAAGAGTCCTTCGTAGCTTCGGACGAAGAGCACCTGATGGTGTCCAAGAAGCTGCGGAACATGTATCAGACGGTGGCCCGCAACACTGGTAAGCGCCACGCGGCCGATCCGTGGATCGCCGGCTTCTCCACCGCGTGGCAGCCCGGTGAGAGCAGCGTCATCGAGCAGACGGCGGAGAAGTACGCCGAGATGGATTACGAGGAAGCTGTCATCAAGCATGGCGTGCTCTTCGATCACAAGCAAGGAGAGCCACCGAAGATCTTCGGCCGCGACGACTCCCTGATCAAGGCCCTCAAGACTGCTTACGCGCCCTACAAGGACTCGTGGACCGATTTCAACAAGATTGTCCGCCTCATTCGCGATGCTGAGGACCCCGAGAGCGACGCCTATCGCTACTACCTCGGGATTCCCCGTGCCGGTGCGTCAACATGGCTGCATCCCGGCGAGGTAGAGGCCGTCCTGGGTGAGGTCGTCCCCATCGAGGGCGAGAGCATCACTGTTGGCTTCGATGGCTCTGAGTCAGATGACCATACGGTGCTCATGGGCTGTCGGGAGAGCGGCGATCTCTTCACCATCGGTACCTGGGCGCCCTCGCACGGAGATCTCTTCTGGCGCGATGATGTCAACAGCGCTGTCGAGTGGACGTTCAATACGTTCCGCGTGGTGCGCTTCTACGGAGATCCGCCGTACTGGATCTCGGAGATGGCAGCTTGGGCGCGCGATCATGGCAGCCCGCCGATCACCGAGTGGTGGACCAACCGCGACTCCCCGATGGCTGTCGCTACTGGTGCCTTGCGCACAGCCATCCGCCGTGAGAACCCGGCCGAGCGCGTGGTCATCGATCCCGTCCCGATCCGCACCCCCGAGCTGTTTGTCGCCACCAACGAGGTTACCGACACGCCAACAGGTATGACACTCGTGCGCTGGCACTTCACCAATGCCCGCACGCGCAAGGTCAAGGTCAAGTTCGATGACCGTACTGAAGAGGCATTTGTCGTGCGCAAGGAGCGCGGGGGATCGCCGTTGAAGATCGATGCTGTTCCGTCAGCAGTGCTTGCACGTAGAGCACGCGATGACGCGCTGAAGGAGAACGAATTTCACGAGCCCGAGTACGGGGTGGCAGCGTGGCAATAGACATGACCGAGCTTCAGGAATACACCCTCTTCACGGCGCTGTTCAACCCCAAGGATGTTGACACGCTCAAGCCGACCGCGCTGCCGTTGATCGGTCGCAGATTCACCTTTCGGGCCGAGTGGATCATCGAGAACGGCGAGCAATATGCCGGCGACTGGGCCTGCACACTGCAAGACAAACCACCGGGAGATCTCGACTGGGTTTGGTTGCCATCACGAGATCTCGATGACATTCGTATATTGACGAGCGAGGTAGAGTCTCCCCATGCCGCCGACAGATGACGAGCTTGAAGGCCAGCTAGAGGCGATCGGCAGCACCATTGCCAGGCGGGCTCGCAACGAGAGCCGACTGGACTCCTACTACGAGGGTCGCTGTCCCTTCCCCAAGGCGATCCAGGAGGCCAAGGTCACCAAGGCGTACAGAATGCTGATCGGCCTGTCAGACGCGCCCTGGGGCGGTCTGGTGGTGGACAGCGTGCTCAATCGCCTCGAAGTCACTGGTATCAGCAGTGGTGACAAGTCAGTGGACGATGCGATCTGGCAGATATGGCAGAACAACGCGATGGACGCCGAATCCAAGCTGGCTCACAACGCCTCTCTGGTTTCCGGTCGTTCGTTCGCGCTGGTGTGGCCCGACGAGAACGGTGAGCCCGAGATCCAGCTCGACAACGCCTCCCAGATGGCCGTCCAGTACTCCTCGGGCAGCCGGCGCAAGCGAATCGCCGCAATGCGCTCCTGGGAGGAGGCAAACCGCCTCTACGCGACGCTGTACCGCGCTGACGGGCTCTACAAGTACGTCGCAGCGGCCGATGACTCCCGCAGGCGTCTTGACAACGTTTCCTGGGAGAAGCGCACGATCGAAGACGAGGACTGGCCGCTTGAGAATCCTTTCGCTGTCGTCCCTGTTGTCGAGCTGCCCGTCAACCGGCGCCTGAAGCCTGGTCAGTTCGGCTATGCGCGCGGCGAGTTCGAGAACTGCACGAGTCTCATCGACCGCATCAACCTTCTGACCTTCCTCGGGCTCGTCGTCGCTTTTTATATGGGCTTCCCTCTCCGTGGTGTGATCGGAGAGAAGATCCGCCGTGAGGTGCTCAAGGACGACGCCGGACAGCCGCTCATCGATGAGGCCGGACAGCAGATGTTCAAGCAGATCCCGCTCTTCGATCCGCAGGCCGGCGGGCTCTTCCAGCTTGAGAACGCCAACGCGGCCATCGCTGAGTACAAGGCTGCTGACAGAAGCATTCTTGACATCTACGCAGAGCTGGATCAGCTCGCGGCTGTCACGCACACCCCGCGTCACTACCTGCCCCTGGCGCAGGGCATGACCAACCTGTCAGCAGACGCGATCCGTGCCTCGGAAGGATCGCTCATAGCCAAGATCCCCACGCACAAGTCGAGCCTGGGGGAGGGCTGGGAAGAGACGATGAGGTTGACAGGATTGATGTCAGACGATGAGATCGAGCTGCCCCAGACGGCCGAGCTTCAGTGGTCTGACCACGAGACTCGCTCCCTGGCCGAGCGTGCCGACGCCGCCGTCAAGCTCAAGGACGCGCTGCCGCAGTCGGTGATCGCCCAGTACGCCCTCAACCTCTCAGCCGATCAGCTCAGCCGCATGCAAGCCGAGCGAGCCGGCGATGTGCTGTCAACCTTGCTGACAACGGCTACCACGCCGGCACCGACGCCGACCATTCCGCCGAGGCCGGTTCCTGCCGGTTCCAACGGCGCAGGTTGATAGGCGGGAAGCGTCACAGTGTCACAAGAGACGAATATGGGCGCCCCGTGGCAACAGAGCTAACAAGAGCCCACATCATCGCTCAGGAGCGGCTGAGAGCGATTGTCGCTGCTGCTGTCGTCTCCATCTGGAACGGTCTTCCCTCCTACGACGAGCGCGATATCGATCCCTTTGTCAACACAGTGACGCCGATTGTCCTCGCTGGTCAGAGTCAGTCGGTAGCGTTGACTGAGGCGTACTTGGCGCGCACGCTACGCCGCCGGCCGCTTGGAGTCGCCACTGCCGAGTTGGTAGGCGCGAGTGTGCGTGCTGGTACGCCGCCGCGAGAGGTCTACAAGCGCCCGTTCATCAATGTCTGGACAGCTCTCGGCAAGGGTGTTGACTGGCAGGATGCTGTCAATGCCGGCCGCGCTCGTGCTGAGGCCACCGCACAGGCCGACGTTGCTCTCAGCTCGCGGGCCACCTTCCAGGCCGTCCAGGAGGCCGACGATGGCATCTACGGCTATCAGCGGGTGGCCGATGGCGGTGCCTGTGCGTTCTGCCAGGCCGTCAACGGTGCATACGTCAAGTCGGCCGATGCGAGCCCACTCCACAACCGCTGTGGCTGCTCACTCGAACCTCTGACCCGCCCTCACCCCCGGGCAACCTATCTGCCATCAGGAAGGAGTGTTGTCGAGGACGACTTCGCCATCCATCAGCACGGTGAGCTAGGGGCCTACATCGCAGACCCCAACTACGAGTTCACCTCAGAGCACGACATCTAGGAGAGACAACACGCATGACCGAACAGCAGACCGAGGAGCGCCAGGAGCGCCAGCAGGATGAGCAAGAGGTCGATGCTCAGGGCAAGCCGCTCGACATGTCGGCCCACATCCCCGAGGACACGCCGGAGCTGCCCGATCACACCGACACCAACGACATGAGCGTTTACGAGGTGGACGAGGACGATCTCGATCAGAGCGCCAAGCTCAACGATCTCGAAGGCGGCATCCATCCCAACAGCGTGACGTTCGGCACCGTGTACTCCGACTACGAGAGTGACGGCGCCGACCAGGGACCGGAGGAGTTCGCGGCGATGGGCATCACCGACCCCGATGAGGTCGATGCGCCCGAGCTGGACTCGCCGGCCACCAAGGAGCCGTCTGAGGGGAAGTCCTCGAAGTCCAAGAAGCGCTCCTCGCAGGCAAAGGTCAGCGATCGGAGGTAGCCGTGGCAAGCGTCAGCGACAAGCCCTGGGGCAACATCACTGCTGCCAGCTACGCCACCCCGAATGCCTACTGCGCCGCCTCGCTGATCGATCTGAACACGGGCGAGAAGAGCAAGGCACTGTGCAAGCTGCCGATCAAGGAACCAGGCGGTGCGATCAACCGTGCAGCAGTACATGCCGCCGCAGCAGTGTTGGCAGGAGGCAGAGGCGGCGTCCAAGCGCCCCAGGACGAGAAGGTCAAGGCTGCCAAGCGCCTTGTCAGCATCTACCGCAATGATCTCAACGAAGACCCGCCGGAGAGCCTCGTAAGGCTGGCGGGAAGCTAGCGCCGCATGGCGCGAGGAGGAAGCAGTGCCGTACATCACTATGGATGACATCCTCAAGCTCGCAGAGCAGGAGGAGTCTGACTGGGAGGAGATCTCCGCAGCCATCCCGCCGTGGCATCCTCGCAATGAGGATGACGATGACAAGGATGGCGACAAGGACAAGGATGGCGACAAGGACGGCAAGGACGACGATGACGACGAGGATGACGATGCCACTGGCAAGGATGACAAGGGCGTTGACTGGAAGGCGATGGCGCGCAAGCACGAGCGCGCAGCCAAGAAGGAGAGGAAGGAACGTGAGCGCCTAGAGCGCGAGGCCAAGGATCGCAGCGAGGCCGATGATTCCGAGCACGAGAAAGCCGTCAAGGCAGCGCGCGAGGAGGGCGAGAACAAGGCCCGTTCGGAGGCCGAGACGGAGCGCCGCTCAGATCGCTTGGAGAACGCCACGCTCAAGCTCGCGGCCAAGGGCTTCAAGATCACCGTCAAGAATGATGATGACGAGGAGAAGGAAGTCACCGTCAAGTTCGCAGATCCCGACGATGCCCACACCTACATCGAGCGCATGATCCGGCGCGGAGAGGTCGATGAGGATGACATCTTCGATGACAAGGGCAAGGTGCAGACCGATGCCCTCACGGAGGCTCTGCAAGAGCTGATCGAGGAGAAGCCGCACCTGCAAGCGTCGCGTGGAAACGGCGACGGGGACAGCGGAAAGCAACGTCAGCGTGTCGGTGGCCGCTCAGACGGCGGCAAGGGCTCAAGCAGCAAGTCTGACGAGGACATGAGCGTGGAGGAACACCTGCAAGCGATCAAGAAGCACAAGTAACTACAGTTTCAGGTAGACTCCCGGCCAAACCAAGCGGGCTGCATAGCTCGCTGTTCACGAGTAGCGTCCGCTGCATAGCGGTTTGTCAATAATGTAGAAAGGAACCGCTATGCCAAGGAAGTATCAAGGGACGCTGACCCCGTTCCAGTCGCGCAACATGACGCCGGAGGATATGCGTCTCGCGCGCCAGGCCGGTTGGCTTCCGCCGATGGCCGGTGGCGCCACGGAGTACATCACTCCCGCCACCGTCGCTCGTCGCGGCCTCGCCACGCTCTACAACACGACCGTCCTCGCCGGCCTCATCAGCCGCGACTACGACGACGCCTTCGCCGGCAAGGTTGGTGACACGATCACCATCCGCAAGCCGGCCGTCTTCACCGCGACCCAGTTCAACAGGGCTACCGGAATCATCCTGCAAGATCCGGATGAGGACAGCATGCCTGTCAAGCTGGACAAGATCGCGGACGTCTCGTTCCCGGTGACGACCGAGGATCTCACCCTCAAGATCGATGACTTCGCGGGGCGGCTGCTCAACCCGGCGATGGAGGCGATCACGCAGGCGATCGATCTCGCCCTCGCCACCGCGCTGCTCGACGCAGCCGACGATCCCGGTGCCGGCGGCACGGCCACGATGGACACCAAGGCCAGCGACGTGCTCGCGGAGTCGCGCGAGAAGCTCACCCGCAAGAAGCTCCCGCTCACCGAGCGCTACGCCGTGCTGTCGCCCGAGGCGACAACCGAGGCCCTGATGGACATCAACTTCCTCAACGCGGAGAAGTCGGGCTCGACCGACGCGCTGCGGGAAGCGAGCCTCGGCCGCGTCTTCGGCCAGGACACCTACGAGTCACAGGTCTTCGGCGCCGGCCCCGGCCCCGCCGGTCAGGCCGATGGCATCGCCTTCCACCGCAGTGCCGTGACGCTCGCCTCGCGCACGCTGCAAGTGCCCAACGGCGTCGCCCCGAACATGTACTCGATCGAGCAGTACAAGGGGCTAGCGCTGCGAGTCGTCTACGCCTACGACATCAAATATAAGCAGGATGTCGTGTCTATTGACTTCCTCTACGGGACGGCCAAGACCCGGCCCGAGGGCGCGGTCAAGCTCGATCTCGGCAAGGGCTCCTGAGCGACTCGTCAACACACTAGACGAAAGGAGCCAACATGGCTGACTTCATCGCCTTCAATGAAGGCAAGACGGAGATGGCGAGCAATGGCCTGCCAGCAACCTGCCAATTCCTGCTGAGCACCAAGAGTGTTGATGCCACTACGCCGTTCGTGGCTACGGACACTCTGGCGAGCAGCGGGGAGATCACTGGCACCGGCTACGCCCGCAAGACCCAAGCCGAGCCTACGCCTGTGGCTGGTGTCGTCTCGTTCGCGCAGATGAGCTGGGCAACGGGTGCGGCGGTCAACTGGCCGGCTGCGGTCCGCTCGATCATCCTCGCCACGTCGGCGGACAACTCGGGCAAGATGATCTGCGCGTGGAACCTCCAAGCCGGCGGTACGCCACGCGATCTCAGTGCTGCCAACACTACGGAAAACGTGACGCCCACGCTGAACGTCGGCTAGCTCGGACAACCGTCCCTTCGAGGGAGATCGCAATGTCGGCCCATGCCCATAATCAGGTGTGGGCCGATGTCGTTGTGGGAGTGTGAACAATGCCGATCACGGCTTCGGATCTCGTCGTCTATGCCGCCACGGCGATGCCCGATGACGACACTAGTCCTAACGGCGGAGCTATCGATCTGCTGCGCCGGGTGAACTTCGCGCAGATGGGCGCCCCTGACGTCGTTCAGGTCGTCTCCACGGCAGCCGGCGACACCAATGCCATTACTGTTGAGGGTCGTACGGTAGCCGGCGATCTCGTCACCGATTCTCGTGCGCTCAGCGGTGTCACGCCAGTAGATATGACCGGGCTCGGATCTTCCGTCGAGCGCATCCTCAAGGTCGAGCTGGCAAGCGCGATGACAGGAGCAGTGACAGTTCGCCGCCAGACCGGGCTGTCCGTCATTGGAGTGATCCCAGCAGGAGAGCGCGGCTTCGTTGCGCCTCTGCGCAAGCCGTCCTCCAATCCTGACACGTCGCGCGACTTCTATGCGAAGATCTTCGTGGCCAATCGCAGCGCTGTCACACTGTTGTCAGCGGTCATCAAGCAGGGACAGGACACCGACCAGCGGGTGACACACGTTCCTGGCGCGAGCAACGACGGCACAGTGGCAACGGCGAATCGCTTGACGGCGCCGGCATCAACGGATCTGCTGGCTGGTGCGAGCTTCGATGACACCGACAAGGCTGTTGGCAATATCCCTCCTGGGAGCGCCCGTGGAGTCTGGCTGAAGCTCTCCGTTGCGGCGGGAGAGAATCCCTATCTCACCAAGTACATCATGCGGGTGGAAGGCCAGAGCACCTAGTCATGGCCATCGCCTTCGTCAAGTCACTGTTCGCAGGAAGTGCCAAGCCTATTGGCGCATCGCTCGTGCTCAGCGGCAGCCTGTCGGTGGCTCAGGGCAATACGATCTTCGTCGCCGTCGGTACCTCGAACACTGCCGGCGACCCTATCTCGATCACCGACAACCTCGGCAACACCTACGCGCTCGTTGGCAATCCGGGCTCCGTCAGCACTGGTGTCGCATGGCTGTTCCGGGCCGATATCACCAACCCTGGCACGCTGACGTCGATCACCATCGCTCAGGCCCGGACGCCGGTCATGGGCGCAATCGCGGTGGAGTTCTCGGGCGTCGGCGCTCTTCGTACTGCGGCCCCGGGCAACTCCAATACCAGCGCGCTCAACATGAATGCCTTTCCCGGCGGCACCGGCAGTGCTACTGCTCAATACCAGGCCGGCGACCTGTGGATCGGCTCCTTCCTTCAGCGCAGTGCCAACACCTTCGGCAGTGACAGTAGTCCTGCCTACCCGGCGAGCGAGCCCACGCCCGAGCAGCGCACTTCGGGCTCTGCCGGCTCAACCAATGTCTCGGTGGGCCTGCTGTACTACAAGCCTGCCAGCACTCCTGGCTTCGCGGGAAGCCTGCTCGGGATCTGGTCGGCCGGTGGAGCTGCGGCGGCAGCCTCCGGTGTTGCTATCAAGGCTAGTGTCGGCATCACTACCACCGACACCTGCACCGGCAGGATCACGCTCTCGGGCTCGGTGGTGGAGTCCTACCAGGGCGCGCCGGTGCCGATTGGGCTGGACTTCGAGATGTCGATGGAGATGCTGCAAACGCTCTCCTTCGATGCCCTGACGATGGGGCCGAGTGGACCGAGCCCGAGTCTGCCGACGTTTGACGATGCTCCCACGGGCCGGATCAGGATGAGGGCGTAATGGCGCATCTGATCTTCAAGGACACTTGGTATTCCTGGTACGGCTCCTGGTGGGCTGCGCACTGGTGCTGGACGCAGGGGATCACGATCTTGCCTGGCGTGCACCTAGATTGGCATCGACGCCGCACGGCGCGCGAGCAGATTCGCTATGGCCCCTATCTCGATCTGCATTGGCTCTTCGGTGTTGTGTCAATAGGCGTGAATCCGATCTGGTCAACAGAGTTGGCGATCTCCTACCGTCCTGGTAAGCGCGCTGATGGCGTCCATGCAGCGCTGAGGGCCGACTGATGGCGTTGCTGTGTAGGGCTTCCGGCGGCTCCACTAGCACAGCCAACAGTGTAGGCGATGTGTTGTTTGCTGGTGGTGCTGCTGGTGCCGCAGTAGCCGGGGCTGGTTTTGGCGGTGGTGGTGGTTCTAGCGGAGGTCCAGGCGGCGCTGGCAATGCTGGTGCTAGTGGCGCTGCTGGTGGTGCAGGTGGTGCCGCAGTAGCCGGTGGCGGCGCAGGCGGCAAGGGCGGTACATCCGCTCCGACTAATGGCGTTGCGGGTTCTGCTCCCGGCGGCGGCGGGGGCGGCGCAGGCTCTAACGGTACTACTGGGGGCGGCGGCGTCTCTAACGGTGGCGATGGACAGGTTGTCATTTCCGGCACGACCTTTTCAACGACAGGAGTATTCACTTATACCGTCGGCGTTGGTGTCAATTCGGTTGTCATTGAATGTTGGGGCGGCGGCAACATCGGCGGCCTCGGAGGCCCGAACTCGGCTGCTGGCGGGGACGGAGGAGTCTATGCCAAGAAGACTGCTGCTGTAACCCCTGGACAAAAGCTGGTGGTAAGCGTAGGGCGCGGAGGGATTTTTGGTTCAGGGACTGGTGCAGCGTCGCTTGTCTACACGTATCCTCCATTCTCGTTTTTGACTGCCGAGGGCT